TGGAAAGGCATCCGCTAATCAAGTGACAGCTCCACGTGGCATCGGGAGTGCAAAAGTTACAGCCGACGCGCAGAAACAAATGCAGCAACAACAGCAGGAGTTTATGCGTGAACAGAGGGATTATGTGTCTGATCTTTATGGTGAACATGGTATACCTTTTATTCCTGGTTTGACTACGAATAGTTCCTCTCCTTTACCCCGCCATACCCAAGTTTTAGGTTCTCGAAATGTGACATCGTCTGTTCCTGGCTTAGCACCAGTGAAAGGAGCCCCTGTTTCCGGTGTTTCTGGCGCGATGGGTTTGCCCCTGTTGCGTTAATGTTTTCGTTTGTACTAACTTAAGTATGTGTTAAGGCTCTAGCGTCGGAGTACACGCCGACGTAAAAGGCTAGTGCGGGCTAGCCCCTCTTAAAGGAAATCGTGATGACTTGAAATGCATATCTTGTCTAGAGCCTGACTTATATTCGCAATGTAAATAGTTTTCCTTGTATAAGGCGAAAAGCGACCGGTTACTGAGTTGAGCAGGACTTAATGGCACGCGCGCTATGTATATTGTTATTGTGTTTAACGTAATATAACAATGTTATGTATTTACTGCGTAAGCAGATAATATTTTCAACCTTATCTTAATGAGTGACTATATATTTTAACCTTTATGTATATGCTTGATCAGCTAAATCCCGATCACGCCTGCATATTCCCCTTCCGACCTCTCTGTAACATAGAGTGGGGTGCTGTGGCGGTTAATTATATATAACTTAGGACACGCTAGGCGGACAAAAACAGTAGTTGACTTTTCGTCTCTCTATCTTTATCCTTCTATCGCTTTGCTTGTATATTTTATTGTAATTGAAATGTCACTTGTTTGCTTGCAATGTTAATTTATGTATTTTATTCGTATGTATTGTTTAACTGTTTGCCTTGTTGACACATTCAATAACTCGCAACGCTAGTTTCGCGACTAGCAACCACTTCTTGGTGAGTTCTTTCCAACCGTTTCGCGACGGGTAACGTGGAACCTCAACTTTTTGTGGCATCAACCCATGGCTACCTTGGATTACCCAGGTGATTCAGATGGGAAGGCTCGCGCCTTACCTTGTTTGATCCTGCATTCCTTGATCTAGCTTCCGATAATTCTATGTCGAACCGTTACCTTGGAGTATGGTCGCATCATGGATAACTCGGCTTACATGACTTCGTTTCGTACGGGATTATAGTCTTGCTTCGTGCAGAAGAGGGTTAGCCCATTCTGTCATGACTTATGGCTCGTCTCCACACGTCGTCGACCTTTAACACTTTGTTACTCTTGTGTAACATAGCTGTTCCTAGACCTTTAACGGTTCAGCAGGCTTTGCCTTGATATCGCTGTTCCTCGGTCTTTCCTCAATAATTCACACACATTAATTTAGAATTGTATGCTTCTTGTATTGTGTTTGTCTAAATAATTCATTATCTATTGTAATGACGTTTGATTTGATTTAGAG